ATATTGGGCGTTTGCTAACTTTGCGAAAGTTATTAGACAAAGATACTCAAAAAATAAGGTCGACCATGATTTATTGTTAGCACCCATATCAATAACCCAAAGAAATGTAATCCAGTTATATGATAATAATTGTACGTATTTATTTACATTACAAGACCTTTCACATATAATAATCGCAGCGGTTTGTAATTCTCCTATGTTTCATTCAGAACCACTTAATCCAAAAAACCCATACAGCGGGGTTGTCTTTTCAACAAGTAACTTATACAATATTTATTTTTATATGAAAGAACGATTCTCAATTGTTCCAGATATAGTACAAAAATTATTTCTATCTGAATTCAATCTCGATGTGTTTGGCGATAATTACAAACTTATTATAAGAGATACATATCTCAATCAATTTGTTGATAATGAAGATGAAGACGAGATTGTAGATAACATATATGATATGATTAATGAATTTTATCCGCGCATTAACATAGATGAAGATTTTCCAAATGATATTCTAATCAACACGTTTAAGATAGCTGTCTCAAACTATATTCATTATAAATATAATTTTGATCTTAGTAAACAAGCACCTAATTATAAACGTATGTCAACAGAAATTAATAATATTCTTAAAAAATGTCCTGGAATTGGTAGAAAAATTGTAGTAATTAAGAATAGAAAGAGATATACATCATTTATTACTCCCGATGGTAGAACTGAACCAGAACTATATATGAAACTTGATACAACATCTACAATTATAGACGACGACACCACTGATAGCGAACCAATTACGGACATCAGTAATAATTTACTACTTGATTTCAATGAAGAATTCGCAAACCGATTAAACGAGCTTATTCGTCAAACCGATGTTTCAGTGGATAATTTTTGTGATACCGAGAATTACGATTCGGATGACGAGATTGAATTTAATGAAGACATGTATGACCCATAATCATTACGCATAATATATTTACAACTTTCATAAATATATTATTTTACCACTTACTCTTTTTTACATTTATAGCGGGTCCTTTACTTTTCTTTGCTTTACTTGGGTCGTATGCGTCATCTTCATCATCCGACCCTAATTTCTTTGACATTTCCCAAAATTCATTTGCTCCTAATCTAAATGGAGGGTGGTTTTCAGCTTTATACCAGAAGATTTGGTCGTTTAATTTATTGGATTTGGCGTTATTATTAATAACCAAACATTCATAATTTTCAGTTGTTTGGTCCATTACACTACAAAATGATTCTAATGTGGGAAACATACTCGCATAATTTTCCCAAATTCTCTTACGATTTGTTAAATATGGCTCACGTAATATAAATACATAATCGATATTTGTTCTTAAGTTCGGAGGAATACCTAATGGATACTGCATTGTAATTATCAACATTACCTTCCAATGACGACCGTTCATAAATAATAATCTCATCATTTTATCACGCGTCCATGATTGATCGTACAAACAATCATCTAAAATTGTAAAACATCTTGGATCTATCTTTGATTTTTTATGCTGTTCTATTTCTTTATTCATTTGTTTTAACACCGTCTTTTGTCGTCTTAAAATATTTTCAATAAGGACCGTGTTATATTCTTCATGGATGAATAGCTTAGGAACATGAGCCGCATAGAATCCATTTCCGGCTTCAGTTCCAGACATTACCGTTCCTACTGGAATATCTTGATGATAAAATAACAAATCTCTTACTAAAAATGATTTTCCTGTATCACGCCTTCCTATCATAACAATCACTGGACCTTTATTTTCATCGGGTTTGAATGTGATTTCACGCATATTAAATTTTTTTAATTCCAAACTCATTGTCTTTACAATACTTTAATATTATATTATTCTAAAGTAATTCAAACGAGATTGTGGTTATAGTTGTAGTTTACAAATTGAATTGGTTTGTATTTAAGCATAAAAATGTATTAAATACTTATAGTAAATCTTGTATATGAATATAAAAACTGTGATTGATAATAAATTTTCAGTTGGTTACTACAAAAGTAATCAGATTGATATAGCTTCTTTAGAGAAAAACTATACTCCTTCTACTGATGACGTACAAATTGGATATAACCCATTTTGTATTGATAAACTACAAAAATATAATCCTATTTACGATGAATTATTTACTCTTTCTAAGAAAAATTATAATATGATTCAGTTAAATCATCATAAACATTTTGTAAATACTCATTCAGTGATTGATATGTCTGGCATAGAGTATCAAAAAGATATTTTCTTTAAATTTTCTCCATTGTTAGACCCACTACGTTATATGATAGGGAAATATGAAGACAATACTGAATTCTTGCATAATTTACCGGTTTCGGTGTCTGTTTCAGATGATATTTCTCAAAATGTAATTTCTAAAATTAGTTCACAACATAATTGTGCTTATGTTGATACATTTTTCTATTATTTGAGTAGTATGACTTTACAAAATCATAATATAGTAAATTGTTTGGATTTCTATGGTTCTTTTCTGGGAATTCAGAATAAATATAAATATGATGTGTCAGATGATATTGATTATTTAACCGAATCGACATTTTTTAATAATAATATTAATCGCCTTTTTACACTTCAACATGTAAATATAGACCAACATCAACACGAGGATTCCAGAAAACAACGACCTAAGTTATGTATATCTAAATCAAATCATAATATTTCCGCTATTTCTATTATCGATTCTTTCACTGAGCTTGATGATATTACAACTGAATCTCTCGATGATTGTATTATATATGAGAACAAACTTAATGTAGATAACACTACTAATCCCGATTCCAAAGAAGAACAATCCAGTGACGATAATAGTTCTATATCAGATACCAGTGATTCTGATAACAATGATTCTGATGATGATTCGGGAAGTAATTGGGAAACCAATACTGATACATCGAATGATGATAGTCTACCCGATATGCAAGACGAACAATACGCATATATTAATAACTACCCCGTTCAAATGATATGCCTTGAAAAATGTGATGGTACATTTGACGACCTCTTTACATCTGGAAATGTTACCTTGGAAAATACAGCAAGTGCTCTATTTCAAGTTGTCATGACTCTTATTATATATCAACGCCTATTTTCATTTACACATAATGACCTTCATACTAATAATATTATGTATATTAAGACAGACATACCATTCTTGTTTTATAAATTCGAGAACATCGTATATAAAGTACCTACTTATGGCAAAATATACAAAATAATTGATTTCGGAAGAAGCATATATCGGTTTAATGGTACTACATATTGTTCTGATAGTTTCGGTCCAAGTGGCGATGCGGATACACAATATAATTGTGAGCCATTTTTCAATAACAAAAAACCCAGACTGGAACCTAATATGAGTTTTGACTTATGTCGTCTGGGGTGTTCTATTTATGATTTTATCATTCCAGAACATCTTGACTATGATGATTATGATGATTTACAAAAAACTATATATCGATGGTGTTTAGATGACAACAACAAGAATATACTATATAAGAAAAATGGAGACGAACGATATCCCGATTTTAAATTATATAAAATGATTGCTCGAACAGTCCATAAACACACACCCCAAGAACAACTACAGTTTTCTTTCTTTAATCAATTTATCATTAATAGTGACGAAGTAGGAGAACATGTAATGGATGTAAATCGTCTACCAAAATATTTCTAAGTATTCAAAACATAGATTTCGTAATATATGTTTTGTATGTATAGTGTAAATGACTATATATTGTATCAAACAAATGACTCCATCAGTCTACACATTATTTGGTCCAACCTTTCCAACTATTAAATGTAATAACCCTAATAAAAAATCGGTTAGATTTTCCAAAAATAATGAAGTGTTTCCTATACCACCAAAAACACATACGATGAAACGATAATTATAGATATTTTTCTGTGAATTCCAATGGAGTCATTATCGGAATTCCTAATTCGTTTGCTTTTTTTGTTTTGGAAGACACATCATCATGGCTTTTTGTAATTAGAACAAACGTATTTTTTGTAATGTTGTTCTCTAACTTTCCACCATATTTAGATAACGCAGCTATTATGTCCGCATCTCGTACCTTTGTCATTACTATATTTTTTCCATTTAAAATATGGTCTACTTTCACAGGAGATTTTTTATTTTCGTCTGTTTGTTTGGGTCGTTCTTGACATAATTTATATAGTAGGTTCGCATCTACTAAAAACGTCTTCATTTTTTTCATATTTTCTACTATACTTGTAGCATTTTCTTCCCCAATACCGTTAACCGATAGTAACATTATTTTTAATTCCTCATTTGAAATTAACAGTGTAAATAGGTTTGGATATCGTTCAAATATTGGTTCCAATCTTTTCTTTCCAATACCTCGTCCAAGAAGATTTGATGCTGCTACTATTTCTACTAATGTGGATTCCTTCAATCGGTCTTGTATTCCATTATATATTTTATTTATCATTTTTGTCTGGAATCCCTCGATTCCTTCATAATCTTCTTTTCTCATATGAATTATTTTTATAATCGAATCATAGCCCGCATTCATTAACCTTTTTACATTTCCACTTGATAATCCCTCTACACTTATACCTACGAAGAAACTTGTTATATTTTTTTCCTTTACAGTTACGTCATCCTCTATATTGTCTAATATTATATCTACCTTTGTTTCATTCCAATGATACGGAACATCCGGCATTTTTGCGGTTTTAGCTTCTGCGGTTACTGATTTTATATATGGAATTACATCACCACTTCTAATGAGTTGAATTACCGCACCAATACCGATTTTATTACTTTCTATGAATTTTCCATTAAACCCAGTAGCATACTCTATTTTTACACCACCTATATGAATTGGTTCAATCCGAACGCGAGGTTTCAAATATCCACTCTTACTTGCGTTCCATATTACATCCACCACTTTTGCCTCGGCTACTTGGTCTGATATTACCATTTTAAACGCAAATGAATGTTCTGGATTTTTTTCGGTACGAGCATATTTTTTATTATTTGATACAATTACACCATCTATTTCATACTCATAATTACTTCTCCAATCAATTAATAATTGTGATAATAATTCATTGGTTAGTGTTGCCATCATTAAATTTCTAACAGTATTAAATCCGTATTTTTCTAATAATTTCATTTGGTCGCTGGGGCATAATACCGGTTTTATCACTTCATATGCTACAAAATCCATATCGTTTACCTTGTTATCCAACGTTTTACTATTTATTATACCTGCTACCAAATTCCGTGAATTCGCAAATTTGGATTTGTATTTTTCTTCGAATTTTGCCTTTGATATTATAAATTCACCCCGAACTACAATATCCTTTAATTTTGGTAAATTCAAAACGGAAAGTAAATGTGTTACATCTTGTCCTATAGTTCCATCTCCGCGAGTATATAATTTTTGTGTATTGTTCTCAGTTGTATACATTCCACTAACTCCATCTAATTTACATGATAATACGTAATTATCGGTGTATTTTTTCATCCATTTATTCAAAGCATCCGTATCTGGTTTTATTTTATCCATTGAAGGCATGTTATAGGGCAAGGTCACTTTGTTTTTGGTGATTGGAGCACCAATATTCTGTAAAACCGGGTTGTTTGGGAACTTCTTCTCGAAATATTCCTTTACAATATCAAATTCATTATCGGTCATTAACGGATTGTTGTTATAATATGCCTCATTTGCCTTCTGTATTATTGTAACGTACCTTTGTTCTTGTATATTTTCAAGAGCATTTATCCCCTCCTTTTTAAACGTGTTTATTGATTGAATCGCACTCATTTTATAGTATGTCTATATTTTTATAAACTATAAGTAATCAATTTTTACTTATAGTGTGTACTTAGAACCCAGGCTCACCGGTGAATACTTCTGTCGCAGATGGCTTTAACGTCTTACTTTCTGTTAAGATATCGAAAAACTCACTCATCTTACCATTAGTGAGAAAAAATACTACTACTGACAGGATACTTGATACCAATACAAAAAAGGATTCACGGATAACCGTCTTGATTGGTTTCCATTCCTTGCTGATATATTTCATATCAATTAATTTGGATACAAAAAAGACACCGGTTATAAATAACGATAGTATAAATGCTTTTTCCATTACTAATATAATTTTTTGTTATTTTTTTATTTGTAAACAGACGAATCCGCCTAAATTATACTAATTCTTCTATACCATCTAAAATAATACTGTCATCGTTATTATGACCTGGATGAGTAGAACCAAGTTCGTCAAAGTCTCTTAAATCTACCTGCTCGGCTGAAATTTGGATACGTTCATCATCAGACTCCTCGTCTAATTGTCTTTGAAAAGCGCGTTCCGTACTGATTTCTTCCAATCGCTCGATTGACTTGGGAGCTTCTATTGTTTTTACATTATCAGACTCATCTAATATGGCATCCATGTCATTAAAAGATAACTTTGTTACAACTGCCTCGTTGTCTACATTTTGAATCGCGGGTACAACGTCTGGTACAACTTCATCAATATCATTTATTGAGTCGGGTTGAGATGTAGGAACTATAATCTCTTCTGCTTCTTTTTCTTCATTTATATCTTCAATAATTACCTCTTCCTCTTGTTCTACACTTTCATCCATATAAGCACGAATAATAGCTTCCGTTGGGATGCTTTCGCGAATAGAAATTAAAATACACTCTTGAATGATACTTTCCAGTTCACGATTGTTCTTTTGTAATTGTAGTGGGCTTATGTTCTTGTCAAACAAATACACATTTGAATATACCTTTCGTGCTACATTGATATATACCTTATGAATGAAGCTATCCAACTTGGGGATTGATATATCTATCTTCTTTTGCTTATTTCCAACACGAATACACGTAAGGACTTTTAGTTGAATAATATGGACGCAAGTAATCAAATCTTCTAAATAATTGCAACCACTACGTTCAATTATACGTTTTCGTTCATCTTCTATTATTTCATTATTCCATTTGGGAATTCTGGATAATAAATTTTGAAATGTCATTAAATATTTGTTTGGTTCATCATTATCAATACACAATTTCCATGATTCATTAAACAATGATTTTACACCCCCTAAAATTAAGGGGGTAAAAATACTAACCAAACGACTACACCATTCATTACGAGATTCTTGTAAGTTGGATAAAACAAAATCGTCCATCTAATTATATTGTTAACACACTTTTTAAGGTGGGGTTTAAACGTAAATACAAATAATCTAATAAATATAACAGCAATAGTTTCTCGTTTCTAAATTCGGATTTTATGGTATTAAAACATATAGTTATTTCGTTTTTTTTGACATCCGATATTCTATCGGTATGTTTCGCCCAATCTATAAAGTCATAGCAAGACAACCCTTCTTGATAAAATTTCTCAGCGAAATCCATTATTTCCATATGATTATCCATATTCGTATCCTTTATTTGTGTGTCTAACCATTCTGTCTTATGTTCTACATGGGTTATATGTTCGTTTATAAAATGTTGGTGTAAATTTACAATTTTATCATCTTTTATATATTCAGGAACATACAATTCACAAAAACGGGATAAAATTGGATTCAATAGTTTGTGTTTGTTCTCTACAATGATGAAAAAACGTGTAGTATGACTAAATAATTCTATACATCGTCTTAGTGCCGATTGAGCGTCTATCGTTAAAAAATCGGCATTAATCAATACGATTGTTTTAAAAGATGCCCCTGAATCTGACCTTATGTTTGTCTTCGCAAAAAACTTTAATTCATCACGTATAAATTTTATACCCTTACCATGAGCGCAATTTACAATCATTACGTTCTGTTTTATCTTATGTCTATCATTATTGTATATCTTTTGTATAAATTCATCTACTATATAACGCTTACCCGACCCGGATTCACCATGAAATATTAAATGGGGAATTTTATTTGTTTTATAGAAATAATCCAGTTTATTGTAGATATTCTTACGATTGTTCTCGATATTATTATTTAAATCTGTCATTGAATTCAATTGTATACATGTTTATATATCAGTTTCGTTGTTATTCTTTTTTCACAATATTCAACTGTTTTGTAAACACATATCTTTCCTGATGCATTGTTCTCCTACCTAAATTGCATCCCAGACAGGCTATCATTAGATTTCCTTTGTTATGACCTATACTATTATCTATTCGCTCAAGCGTCCATTGCTTCGGATCTCGCACATATTCATAGAGAACATTGACGGGTTCTCTACAATAATAGCATATATTGCCCGATTCTTGTAATAATTCTATAATGTTCTCAATTGTAGTGAAATTTTCTTCGGAATAACGGTCTTTTTGAATGTCTTGACTACGATAACTACTTAGTTTTTGTCTAAAGCTCTCGGAAATACACCTGTATTGTTTTGTGTCTTTCTCTTTTTCATCTTCTATTTGCATTATATATTGTAGTTGTTGAGAACATTGTAACTCTTCTTCCGTAAATTCCCATTTTTTATGGTTTGTTACTACTCGTTTTTGACGTTTCTTTGCCTTCTTCTCTTGTTCTCTTATATGTTTTTCTTCTTCGATTTCTTCTCTTGTTTTTTTGGGTGTTAAATCTACCGATATTGACTTCATACATAAATACCATATTTTGATTAGAATATATGAACGATGTATGTGATGTTTATTTTGAAGAATTTATCTTATATAGTCTAAAATAATATAAACACTGTAACATATAACTACATATAAGATGCCTAAGGTTGATATTGATTATTCAAATACGATATTTTACAAAATTTATTGTAAAGACGCATCTATAGATGACCTATATATAGGACATACTACGAATTTCGTTCAGAGAAAATACGCACATAAGCAAGGTTGCAAAAATAATAAATCGTCGAATTACAATTGCAAATTATACAAGACTATACGTGACAATATGGGGTGGGATAATTGGATTATGGAAATAATTGCGTTTCATAATTGTGATGATTTATACGCAGCTAAAAAACTGGAACAATCCTATTTTGAAGATTATAAAGCTACTCTTAATAGTATAGAGCCTTTACCAAAACCGAAACCTAAACTGATGAAATATACACCGCCACATGAACGCCCTCATTGTAAAGTATGTGATGTTTATTTTGGTTCGAATAATCTATTGGATATACATAACACTACTAACACACATCGTACAAATGTTATTAAACGCGAATGTTTAACTACGGACGAATCTAAGAATGGAGATGACTCAATACGTTCATGGAAATTTACTTGTAAATGTTGTGATTTTAAATGCAGTAAAAAAAGCAACTTTGATACACATTTAACTACATCAAAACATCAAAGGATATACAATGATATAAATAAAATGCCTAATTCACGTATATACTCTTGTGATAAATGCCGACAAGAATATAAATTTCATTCGGGTTTATGGAGACATAAACAAAATTGTAAAGGTGTACCACCCACAGTAGTACCACCCACAGTAGTACCACCCACAGTAGATTCATCATTGGTAATAGAGTTACTGAAACAAAACCAAGAATTCAAGGAGATGATGGTAGAACAACATAAGAGAATGACCGAACAACAACAGCGAATGACCGAACAACAAGATACAATTATAGAGCTATCAAAGATTATTGGTTCACATACTATTATTAATACTAATTCTTAAATTAAATAGTTTTACGATAAAATAGTATCAAAAAGAAATGGCTATGATTTGAAAAAAAGGACATTTTATAAATGTCCTTTTTTGATATGTCCGAGATAGTTTTGTTTTAATATGTTTCTAAAATTGCGTTTGTGATGATATTGCAGTATTTTTGGATTTATGAGTGTTATTATTGGTTGCATAAAATTTAAGTATATTATCATGAAAAGTATTTAGAAGGGTAAAAATATGTTTCTATAAATTAGGAGAATGGAAACATTTAGAAATACTAAAAAACCTAAATTACCTATAACATTTACTTGTGATAAATGTTGTTTTGAAACCCGAAACAAAAAAGATTATAATCGTCATTTACTGACACGAAAACATATTCGGGAAACGAGTGGAACTATTATTCACCCTTCTTCATTTGTATGTGATAATTGCAGCAAACAATTCAATACTCGTTCCGGTTTATGGAAACATCGTAATAAATGTAAAGATGTAGAACCCGACCAAACCCAAGTAGTCCAAGTCCCAACCCCAGTAGATTCATCCTTGGTAATAGAGTTACTGAAACAAAACCAAGAATTCAAGGAGATGATGGTAGAACAACATAAGAGAATGATAGATCAACAACAGAAAATGACAGACCAACAAGATACAATTATAGAACTGTCAAAGAACACAGGAAATACGACAAACAACAATACAATCAACAATACAACAAACAACAAGTTCAACCTGAATGTATTTTTGAATGAGACATGTAAAGACGCCATCAATCTGAATGATTTCATTCAGTCAATCGTATTGTCGGTAAATGATTTTATCAATACAGGAGAAGTAGGGTATGTAAGAGGGATATCCGATATCATGTTAGAGCGTATCCGCGAGATGCATCCCCATGTAAGACCAATACACTGTACGGATTTGAAACGTGAAACGGTCTATGTAAAAGATTCTGATGTATGGGCGAAAGAAGATGAAACAAAAAAGCATTTAAGTAAAGCAGTCCGCATAGTAGCCAATAAGAACAAAGCCCAAGTGCATCCATGGATAGCCGAAAATCCAAAGTACGATATATTAGATACGCCAGAATGCGATAAATTCTTTGAATATTCCAAAGCATCATTAGGTGGTTATGGTAAGGAAGAGGATGAAAAGTTTGAAAAAAAGATAATCAGCAATATATTGAAAGAAACGGTAATTGATAAAAATCTATTAGAGTAATACGTAAAAACTGTATAGAAAGAATATGATATAATATTACAGATTACAATAAAATGAGCGAGAGTGATTTAGAACTATACTTTACCAGCAGCAATAGCGAAGAAACTGATACCACATTCACCTTATCTACTAATAATTCGCTATATGAATCTGATATAGATGAAATTTCTATATCTTCATCTATATCTTGTAAAACAGAAGAAACCATGTTATTGTTTGATTCATTTGAAGAACACGAAATAGACGATATTATCGAAGATATATACGAACAATTGGAAGACTGTTATACTGATAACATACTTAAAATATCATCACCCAAATTCTACAAAGACATGGTCGACAGTATTAGCACTAATTTGTCGATTGAATGGGTAAATGTAGATATATGCGACGACAATGATTTCCAACAAATAGTTAATTTTGTAGAAGACCAACATGAATCATATTTAGCGTACAATAGTCATATTGTACCCCGTTCTATCTCAAATACATCTGATTTTATAGACAAAAACAAATATTCAAAAAAAGAACTAACAACCATAATTGAATATATCAAAACCCAACCCCAACCCGCTCAACGTACTCCGGAATGGTATGAATTCCGAAATAGTCTATTGTCAGCAAGTAATTTATGGAAAGCATTAGGCAGTCAAGCCCAAATGAATAGTTTGATATATGAAAAATGCAAGGCTTACGCTAATCCGGTAGAACATGTTTCATATGGTACATCCAACGCAATGCACTGGGGTGTTAAATATGAGCCTGTTACAATAATGATTTACGAGGATTTATACAAGACAAAAGTAGGTGAGTTTGGATGTATACGTCATTCAAAATATCATTATGTAGGTGCTTCTCCGGACGGTATTAATATATTACCATCCAGTGAAAAATATGGAACTATGTTAGAAATCAAAAATATTGTGAATCGTGAAATTACTGGAATACCCAAAGAAGAATACTGGATACAAACCCAAATACAAATGGAAACATGCGACTTAGACAAATGCGATTTTGTAGAAACACGTATAAAAGAATACGATAATGAAGAGGATTTTTATAAGAATTCAACAAACACGAATTATAGAGGAATAGTATTACATTTTATAAACAATGATTTTAGTGAAAACGACAGTCCGACATATATTTATATGCCTTTGGATATACCATTAAATCCAGAATCAATTGACGAATGGATAATAAAAGAGAAAGAAAAGGTAGACAATATGATACTCTTTAATACACTATATTGGTATTTAGATGAGATTTCTTGTGTTTTGATACAACGAAATAGAGCATGGTTTTCTAAAGCAATTCATCATATAAAAGACGTATGGGATACTATTGAAAAAGAAAAAGTAGAAGGATACGAACATCGTTCGCCAAAACGCAGAATACCAAAGATGACTGTAACTATAGATGATATTTCGGGTAGCCATACAATAACAAATATTCCATCAACGAATAAAATTTGTTTAATAAAACTGGATTCCAAATAATAGTTAGAAACGATATAGACATTTGTATATGAATAATATATACAAATGTCGTCTATACAAGATTTCGATGATGAAATGTATGTTACAAAGCGTTCAGGTAAGACCGAAATCGTATCATTTGATAAAATTTTAAAGCGTATTAAGACAATCGGACAAGAAACTTATGATATACAAATACCCACACTTCAACATAGTTTGAAAATTAATTATACTTCCTTAGCAATGAAGGTAATCGACCAATTGTATAATAATATTTCTACAGCTAAGATTGACGAATTATCCGCCGAACAATGTGCGAGTATGGCGTCTATTCATCCTGATTATGGTACATTAGCCACAAGACTTATTATTGCTAACCATTCAAAAAATACGTCGTCAATGTTTGTTGATACAATGAGTAAATTATATATGAATAAAGATAAACATGGGAAACATTCACCATTAATTACTGATGATATGATGATTACAGCAAGAACATACGAGGATGAATTAAATACATTATGCTACTATACGCGAGATTTTCTAATTGATTATTTTGGATTCAAGACGCTTGAACGCGCTTACTTGATGAAAGTAAATGGGGTAATTGTAGAACGTCCACAACATATGTGGCTGCGTGTTGCTATGGGTATTCATGGCGATGATATAGAGAAAATTAAAGAAACATATGAATTAATGTCACAAAAGTATTTCACACATGCTACTCCTACCTTATTTAATGCCGGAACCCCACATCCTCAATTATCTTCTTGTTATCTAATTGCTATGGAAGATGATAGTATTGAAGGTATTTACAATACATTGAAAGATTGTGCTTTGATTTCAAAATGGGCTGGTGGTATTGGACTCCATATTCATAATGTGCGTGCTTCTGGTAGTGATATTCGTGGAACAAATGGTTCTTCTAATGGAATTGTTCCGATGTTACGTGTATTTAACCACACCGCAAAATACGTGGATCAATGCGTCCATCCAGAAACTATTATTTATACAACTGATGGACCTAAGGAAATTCAACATTGTGAATCCGGCGTTACACAAATCTATAATGCTCTTGGAGAAACGGAAGTCATACAAGACGTATTGGAACACGTATATAATGATGAAATGTTAGAAATTAAAACTACACACTCAATCTTTCCATTGCGTATTACTCCAGAACATCCGGTATATGCTCTACGTAATCAGGTAAAAGGATTAAACTATACTGTTATCAGAAACCGATTAGAAAAAAAACATGCTACATTTGAATGGGTAGAAGCAAAGGAGTTGGACGAAAATGACATGATTGTATATTCAATTCCCAAATACGAACAAGATGTCAGTAATATAACAGAAGATGATTGTAGAACGTATGGTATAATTTTGGGAGATGGATGCATTAATGGGTCGAATGATACGGCTGGCTATGTATCAATGCATACTGAAAACAAATCAGATACACTTGCTTATTTAGAAGACTATTTCCAAAAACGAAGTATCCAAACATTTACTACTGTAGATGGGAACATTACACGTCTACGTTGGAATAGACAAATGGAATTACCTTTTAGATATAATGATTTTTATAACGAAACGAAACAAAAACGTATATTGGCAAAATGGTTGAATCTACCAGTTGATAAATTAAAGTATATTCTGAAAGGGATGTTGGAAACGGATGGATGTTTGTCTAATAACGAAGTTGTATTTGATAGTACATCATTGAACTTGATTGAAAGTGCTCGTATAATTTGTCTTAAAATGGGAATACTAACAAGCGGAAGTGTTCGTGATAGGGTAGGTGAAAAACACATGACAAGTCGCGGAGTGATTGAAAATAAGCTCATTTCATATACATTGCGTATTCCAAGAACGCAAGAATTATGCGACTTAATGGGGTTAGAATATAACGACAACCTATTTTTTAAATACATGAAATATGAGAATTATCTACTAACACGAGTAAAAGATGTCAAAACTACCCATTACGATGGCATTGTATATGATTTACAGATGAAACACGAACATAATTATACTATTCATAATGGACTCGTTCATAACGGAGGCGGAAAGCGTAATGGCAGCTTCGCAATGTATATGGAACCTTGGCATGCGGACATTGAATCATTTTTAGATTTACGTAAAAATCACGGAGATGAAGATTTAAAGGCACGTGATTTGTTTTATGCTATCTGGATGAATGACCTATTCATGGAACGTGTCAAGGACGGTGAAGATTGGACGCTAATGTGCCCCGACGAATGCCCGGGATTATCCGATGTATATGGAGATGCGTTCAACACACTATATACCTACTATGAAACATTAGGTAAAGGTAGAAAAACAATGAAGGCTCGTGATTTATGGTTCCAAATTTTAGACGCTCAAATGGAAACCGGAACTCCATATTTGTTATATAAAGATGCTGTAAATCGTAAGTGTAATCAAAAAAATCTGGGTACGATTAAATCTTCCAATTTATGTTGTGAAATTACTGAATATTCTGATGAAAATGAAACTGCCGTATGTAATCTTGCAAGTATTGCGTTACCCGCATTTATTATTACTGATGACGATGGAAATGTCAAATTTGATTATATAAAACTACATTCAGTCGCACGTACGGTTACCTATAATTTGAATAAAATCATTGATGTGAATTTTTATCCTACCAAGAAAACGGAACGTAGTAACTTCCGTCATAGACCTATTGGTATTGGCGTCCAAGGGTTGGCTGATGTGTTTATATTATTGAATTTACCATTTGCGTCAGATAAAGCGAAAGAAATAAATCTTCGAATTTTTCAAACCATTTATCACGCAGCCTTGACTGAATCATGTCAGATTGCTAAAATTGATGGAAAATACAGTACATTTGAGGGATCTCCTGCGAGTGAAGGAATTTTACAGTTTGATATGTGGGATGTAGACCCTAATGAAAAGGTAAAGATGTTTAATTGGGACGCACTCAAAGAACAAATTAAAATATATGGTCTACGTAATTCACTGTTAGTAGCTCCTATGCCTACCGCATCTACATCACAGATTTTAGGATATAATGAATGTATTGAACCCATCACAAGCAATATTTATAGTCGTAGAACTATTGCGGGCGATTTCATGGTAGTAAATAAATATTTAATGAAAGATTTAATGAAGTTAGACATGTGGAATGAAAAAATTAAGAATAACATTGTTGCTAATAATGGAAGTATTCAACAAATTGATATTATTCCAGATGATATTAAGGAGAAATACAAAACTGTTTGGGAAATTCCTATGCGTAATTTGATTGATATGGCTGCTGACCGTGGTGCGTTTGTTTGTCAGAGTCAAAGTTTGAATTTATGGTTAGAAGACCCAACTTATAATAATTTAACATCAATGCATTTTTATGGTTGGAATAAAGGATTGAAAACTGGTATCTATTATTTACGAAGAAGAGCACGCCATCAAGCCCAACAATTTACTATTGAGCCTGAAAAAAACAAAGGTACGACTTTAGGTGAAAATACCGAAGATGAAATTTGTGAAATGTGTTCGGCTTAAAAGTTTAGTCAGTATTAATTAACTATATTTATTATATTGATAATATATATAATACACGATGAGTGCTATGAATATAACACATACCGAAATTCAAAACACGCCAAAATTAACCTTATTTGGAACATTAGCAAACGCATACAATAATTTGTGTGAAAACGCAAAACGTATCTCGGGCGATATAACTTGTAATGTAAAAGGAAATATTGAATCTATCAAATCTTATATTAATACTGAGATTGCGAATCCAGATGAACGTGAATATTTAAAAGCAAAAACAAACGAATATTCAAAAATGTTACAAGAAATAACAAAAGATGTTACCGATACTACTATTAAAACCGCATCTACATTAAAAAAACGAGCATATGCACCAGAAGACCCAAGAGAAGCATTACACGCACTATATGTATTAGAAGACAGAATAACGAATGTCATTAATGACACTTTAGAAGTACCTTCTATAGATACAGATACAATGGATAATTTATTAGAATTAGATACTGCGTTATATGATAATAAATTGAATAAGTTAATACAATTGATATTTAATCTTTACAATAAAAATGTGTTAGGAAACGAAGAAACTATAGGTGTAACAAAAACGCAAAAGTTATTATTCATAGGATATTTGTTTTGTGAGCCTTTGCCCCAAGATATTACCGGGAAAAATGTAGACGAATCACCTATTCCGTACAATATTTTACTTGATACACCAGACATGTCGGAAGAAGAAATTAATACAGAGTTTGAGCGCATTTGTAAATTTGAAAAAGAAGTAACGGTTGAAGATAAAGAACAAGCACCCGCGACTACAGTATTCGAAAGAGTGCCATTAGATGAAGATGTTATGATGGTTCGTCCAGCAAAGAAAATGAAAACAGAAGGAGGTAAGAAGTCACAGAAGAGACAAACAAAGAACAAGAAAAACAAAGCCAGAAAAACAAAAAAGAACAAACGTTCTTCAAAAAAGAAAGTCCATAAGAAAAAGTAATTAGTTAGTATTTTACACATTTGAAGATTCTATTATTTATTTATTTAGATTTCATAAGAAGACCACAATCGGTGTTATGTCTCATTTTCATATAACACCGTAAGCATACCAAGACATCCACTATTGCGTTGTGGAGACCATCTACGGTTTCTCCATCAAACAACTTGGCATATAATTCATTCAATCTCGGCCACTTTAAACTGGGTGGTTTTCCCGGGTACTTTGATTCAACGATAATATTTGCAATGACTGTGCCTTTACGCATAGAGCAATAATGTTCTACACCATTTAATTCTTCATATGTAGAATTAAATATTGTCATACATTCAGGAGAATTACGAATAATATCTGGTCTATTCCTCTCCAGTTCTACCAGAATCATCTTTTTGTCAAAGTCGATGTTATGCGCCACTATCACATCAGAAGTAATATAGGCTTTGTAAAATTCGGTAAGAGCGTCTATTATGGAAACACCCTTATTACATGTTCGTCGTGTAATACCTGTCAATTCCGTAATCTTATCGCTGATTTCCACTTCTTTTTTTACGTTAATATATTTGTCATACGTGTCTACTAATGTATTTGAAGAAATATCATATAACGCATAACTTAGCTGTAATATATGCGGATAAGCTTCAATCGGGGTATGATTGGGGTTTGCTTTGTCTTTTTTTGGTAGAAGACCACTTGTTTCTACGTCAAATACTAAGACTGTCTTCTTACGGATAGGGGCGGATACTGTGAAATTCATTATTGTAATGTTTGATACCATAACAACTATACATATTTAGTAATCAATTTTCTATACTTTATAGTGTACATTTATGACAATCCATGACAATATTTATATTTACATATTATATTATACATGTCATCACGTAAATCTAAAGGAACAAAAGGAAATAAAAATACAAGAAAAAATAAATCCGTCATCCCACGCAAAACTATTGATGATTATTTAAATGACCCTTTATTTCCCATTCTTCATAATGAATATATAACAATTGAATTAGAAACATGTAAAGAAAATGAAGAAAATCCAAAATATAATTACAAAGTATCCAGTATAAAAAAACATACATTTACTCAAGATGTACCAGATTATAATGAGTATCCAACATTAACTATGGAAACATTACAAGAAGGTATTAATAATTTGAATTTAAAAGACTCTAATTCTTTTATACGATTGATGCTTATTTCTGGAGATGAAGGACTTAAA